CACCACCAAACGCTAATATACAAACAGCGTCAGTTGTTCCTGATCCACCTGCTGTAGTAGTGTTATAAATCATAGCTCCATTAGCTGTGAAACTTGCTGATGTAAATTGAGCATCTGCAAAGTCAACAAAAGCTACAGAAGCTCCAGATGAGCTTGTAACACCGTTGTTTGTTAATGCTTTTCCACCTGCTGTGTACGCAGATCCTGAAGTATTAGTTATTTCATTTGATGTACTATAATCAGTAGTTGATGCACCCAAGGAAGCTGATGAAGTGAACAAAGCTATCTTGAATGTATGACCACTACCAGACGAAAAGTTATGCTTACCTTCTAAAAGTTCCCCTTTAAATGTATTGCATATTGCTGATGATATTGCCATTTTATATCTCCTTTATGGTTGTTTTGAGTCTAGAGGAAAACGAATTACACCATCATAGTGTTCATCACGTCTTCTTCTGCCTTGTTGTTCAATTTGCAAGCCTTGTAATGCTTGTTGATAGCCTTGCTCATAATATTGAAGCATGTTGTCGGGACCTTTAAGAAACCTAAATGCCTCTACAAGACAGGCATAAAGTAAGACTTTTGGTGCGTTTGTGCTCACCCACGTTGTAGTGTTTGAGCTTGACAACCCGTCTTCTTGCTTGTTCAAAGCTAATTCTATATTATATGCAGAATTTGGTGTAGGCGCAAGATATATTGTATCCTGGTCCCACATTGCATAGTATTTTGGTTGTGCCTCAGTGTTACGATTTGGCCAATATTCATTCATGTAAGTAATGTCTTTTTGATAAAGATAGTATCTTACTGGATTTGCAGAGTCATATATTTGAGCTGACCTTATAAAAGCCAACTGTCCTAAATTTGCACCAGGTAATGATACAAATGGCACACCTTGTGTTAAAGTTGCATATTGATAAGATCTAAATATATCTAAATCAACGTCTCTAAATATTCTTTTTTCACCGTGTTCAATAAAATCGTTGACTATTATGTCAGTCAATACTGTGCTATCAGTTTCAGTATAATCTCTGATTTGAGTTACTAATTCTGAGTATGTTGTCATGATATTACCACGCTTACATTACCAACGCTCATAGCTGCAACAGTATCTTTGTTTTCTGTTACTGGTTGCATACCTGTTGATAGAAAAATATTACCTTGTGTAATGACAAATTGCAACGGAACAGTTGCATCTTCTATTTGTGATTTTGCATTTTGTAATGACTGTGGATCAGTAGGATGATATTTTGGATCTAGTTGTGGATGCTTAGCTTCAAATTCACTTGTATGAACTGTAGATCCATTCCATTCTTTAACCATTTCATTATAGGGAAAAGCCATACCAGATCTATCGGATATTCTTTGAGCAAATTTTCCTGTAGCGTATTTTGCCATTAATAGCCACCACCTGTAGGATAATAATTTTGAGGTGTTAAAAACACACTTGTTCTTTCTCCATCTTCATCAGCAGCTCTTTTAAACTCGTCTTCATATAAAAGTTTTAAAGCTTGCATTCTCTCTGGCGCTTTTTTCATTGATATGTAATAAGCTAATCCAGCAGTCATACATGGAAGAAAACGAAACGGAATCTCAGCGTTATTTGTGTAATCGCCCGCATCCTTCATACGAAGAAGAGCATAATACTTTAGAGTGTAAGTTGTATCAGCTGCAGGATATAGATATAGTCTTGGGTTTATCGTACGTTCAAAATAATATTGAGTTGGTCTTCCGCTGGTCGTTTTAACTGTATAGTTTAAATACGTAGATCTGCTAATTGGTGTAGCAGAATAATCATTGTTACTACTATCTGATATAACGACATCTGTAATATCAATTATCTGTTGCGCTGCTTCTTGACCAGATCCAAACAAATCTAAACCAGTCAAATTTGTTGTACCAGATGTAATTGGTTTTTCTTGTAGCTGTATTGTCCAAAGATTTAAACCTCTGTTTGCCCATTCGGCCAGCATAAGATTAAGAGAACGTTTTGCAGTTTGCAAATCATTACCAGAACGAATTTGCAAACCACAACGTTCAAAAGCTTCTTGACAGATTTGATCAATTGTCAAATCAAAGCTAGCTGTCGATGCGTATGTTGGCATCTACTTTTTTTTCTTTAACATGCCGCCGCCACGTTTTTTGACAGCTTTCTTTTTGCCCTTCATCATGCCGCCGCCTTTCATGCCCATAGCCATTTTCTTACGAGGTGACATCATTCCACCACCAGCCATTTCTAGCATTCCACCACCACGTTTTTTGACAGCTTTCTTTTTGCCCTTCTTTACTTTACCGCCACGTTTCATCATGGCTTGTTTCTTTTTACCCATCATATTGACCTCCGAATATTCGTTTATAGGTTTTAGCTCTGGATACCACAACGTCTTGATAGTATCCTTTTGGCCACTTATCGTAATAACCAGCCTTGTGTAGTTTATCAGAAGCTTCCTGTAATTGCGAGAACTTTTGTGCTAACATCATAGAGTAGTCTATGCTGTCCTCTATAATAGGGGTGTCCCCATTTGGAGTGACGAGAAACTCTTGTTCCTCCTCGTTGGCTGGGTTGTGGGGATGAAAACCCATAAAAAATATATCCTTTTTATTATACCAAGTATTGTATTCATCTATAACGTTTTGAAACTCCTCAAGTGAGTAATTAAAATAAGGGTCACAAAATATCAAGAGTTCATGCACAGAAAAATCTAATTGTTGTATGTGACCATTTAATTCTGATTTATACCACTTGTTTTTTCGTTTCACTTCTACAATAACTTTGTTATCAGCCCATGTTTTTTTAGCAAATGGACAGGCAGGATATCCACCTAAATGTTGATTTGGAACTTCTAAAAAAAGTTCAGACCACTTACGTACGTCTTGTTTTACGTCCTCTTCTAATGGCATCTTTACCTTTCTTAAATATACTTGCTACTTGAGACTTACCCATAACTTTAGCTCTCTGTTCACCAACAGTTAAGATTTGAATTTTTCTAGCAAACGGTTTATTAATTTTTTTAACTTTTGCAACAGTTTTTCTGGCGTCAGTAGAAGTAGCAAACTTAATGCCCACAGTATCACGTGGATTTTCGTCAGTATAGAGACGTCTTCCACTACCTTTTGGTTTCTTCCCTGTACCTTTTTTTGGATCTTTTTTAGAAGACACCTTTAAATTCAAACCCTCTAACAGCTGCTCCTGATCTTCTCATTAAACCACCTTGTGCTTTAGCAAAAGTTTTTACGTTAGTTGGTTTACCACCAACACCTTGAGCTTTTGATCTTTTTCTTTTTACGGCTGATCTTCTTTGACCCTCTGTCATGCTTGCAGCTTTTGCTGCTGGTACACATTTTGGATATTTTCTTTTTGCATCAGCCTTTTGTTTTGACCGACCACATTTTTTAAAACCGCCACCTTTTTTCTTGGAGCCGATGTCAACCCAATCCTGTTTAAACCATTTAGCTAAACCTTTATGACCAGACATTAGCTAAACTGCGTTTTTTTTCTTTTGCCTTCCATAACGGCACCACAAGCTCTTGCAATACCACCCTTGTTCATGGCAGATACTTTTTTTCTTTTTTGTGAAATATCGTTAAAACTAATAACACCGCCCATAGCTTTTGGTTTTGGTCCTTTAAAATCTTTTCTTTTAGTTCCACTCGGATCTTTAATCTTTCCTGCACAAATTTTAGATGCGTATGCATTAGCATAAGCACTAGGATAAACCTTAAATTTACGCTTTGCTGCGGCTTTACCTCTTGGACATAATTTGGTCATCCTTGCCCCCTGTATTTAACATATTGACGTCTTTTGTTTTTGTTCTTTGGCCTACTGCGTGGAGAACGCCCTATACTAGTCCTTTTTTTAACTGGTGTAAAGTATTCATTGGAGGGTGTTTTAGCCATCCTACATTTGTGATAAAGGGTTTTCTAATGCGAGTTTTATTCTCTTCTCTACTTTTTCTTCTAGCTCAGTCATGGCTGATTCCAACTTATCCGTTAATCGTGCCATGTCATCCTGAATGTCCTTCGTGGTATCTCTTAACTCCTGGTTGGTTTCTCTCGAATCTTCTTTAACTAATTGTTCAACATCATTTACTATTTTTTCAACACGTCTCACATCCTGTCGTAGATCATTTTTTAGTTCATTTGCTACATCAGACACTAGTCTTATTTCTGACATGATCATCTCCATCTCTTGCATAATCATCTCTACTTCTGTTTGTATAAGATCAGTTTTGCTTTTCATCTCCTCTTTTGTAAGAGCTATTTCTTTGTCAAAGCCAGATAAATCTGGTGCTACGTATTCTCGTATCTGCTCTTTCATCGTTAGATAATCTTTGTAAAATTCAAAGCCACCCCACAGCCCACCACCTAATGTGGTTAAAGCTGTGATGATAACAAAAATCTTCCCGCCTTTAAACTTTAATCCCGCAAATTCTACTTCTGCCATTGTAACTCTATCATATCATTCATCATGCCATCACTGCCACCAAATAAATACCATTGCGCTATATTATTATTCTGTATTTGTGCATCTGGTATCATATAGTCAGTAAAGAAATCTAATCGATCCTCCAGTTGTTTTTGTGATTCAAAGAAAGATTTTGTATCTCCTAACACTTGCATCACGATTAATGTTTTTAACTGATTTGTTGAGTCATATCTACCTTTATCACCCATCTTCTTTACAATTTTCTTTGCAGCTTTTTCTTTTTTAGATTCTGGTTTTTTTACAGGTTTCTCTTCGGCTTCACCCTTATCTTCTGGTTCTTCCATATCCTCTGGTTGCTCCTCATCTGCCTCAGTCTCTTGAACGCTCTCTTCCGATTCAGACTCCTCTTCCGCATTAGTTTCAGCTTCTGTAGTATCTTCTTCAGTAGACTCATCCACGGATTCTGGCTCAGCTTCAGTTTCGGGTTGAGATTCTGGTTCTGGTTCTGGCTCATTTATTGACTCCTCCATTTCAGGTTCTGACTCCATTGTATCTGGTTCTGGAGCAACTTCAATCTCTTCTGTCATTTCTGGCTCTGGTGTTGGCATTTCTAACTCTAATTCCATCTCCATTTCCATCTCAACTTCAACGACTGCTACCTCTACTTCAGGCATTTCAATGTCCATTTCTGGAAGTTCCATCTCAAACTCCATCTCAAAACTAGGCATCTCCATTTCCATTTCTACAGTTTCGTAAGATACCTCCATGTCTGGTTCATCAAATTCTGGCTCAAAAAACATGTCTTCACTAGGTGACTCTGGCACCACAATATCATTATGATCAAATATATTTTCTACAATATCTATAACTTCTGTTTCCGTGCTACCACCATAAGCAACCCACATTTCTACAGATGTAATTGATTGTGTCACTATTGTGGACACGACATTGTATAACACATTTATGGTAACATCATCAAAAAGCGGTCCAATTGCAAGGTTAATATCACGTCCTCCTACCTCTACAATTATGGAGGTTATAGTTCCTGCAAAATCAAAACCACCAGAATATTCTTGAAAGCCACTAGCCACACCAGATTCTGACAGTATATCAGTGCCACTAAATACGTTTGTTTTACCATTACGACCTGTAATGTGCATGTACACACGGTCTTGTGCGTCTCTCTTGTCTACCTTAATCGTGTAATTAGTACGACCACCATTTTCTATATCTAATGATGATATGTCCACGGTGTTAATAAACGTTGTGCCCATGCCCGAAACACCCATGCTCGACGTGCTGTTACCGCTTCCCGTTATTTGTGCACAT